CGCGATGAAAGGTATAGAATACTCAGATGACTAAAAAGTTGTTTGTGCCTGAACACGTTGCTAAAGCAGCGCAAAAGGCCATAAAGGAAAATTCAACAGTTCCTAAGCCAATTGAAAACGCCTTTGGCAAAGGTGGTAAACATAAAAACGAAGACGATCCTTCTGAACTGGAACAGTCTTCTCTGGAGAGATTGCCGCAGCCAACAGGCTACCGCGTACTCATAATTCCCTACTATCCTAGCGAAAAAACAAAAGGCGGTTTAATCGTACCTGATCAGGTTCGTGACCGTGAATCTTTTGCAACAGTTGCGGCTTATGTCGTTAAACTGGGTCCTGATGCTTACACAGACTCCCAAAAGTTCCCAAGTGGTGCGTGGTGTCGTGAGAAAGATTGGGTACTTATAGGAAGATATAGTGGAAATAGGTTCAAAGTGGAAGGACTTGAGGTTAGAATCATAAATGACGATAATATTATCTCAACAATCCTTGACCCGAAGGACATTTCATATGTATAACTTAGTAGAGAACAAGGAAAATTACTATGTCTGAAGATATTCGTGAAGACGATGACTTTGAAAATGGTGCATCTATAGATGTTGAAGACGATCAGGATCAAGACCAAGAAGAAGGTGTTGAAGTAAGTTCTGATGATGAAGAAGAAACCCGAACAAAAGTTCGTAAAAAATCTTCTGGAGATGATGAGCTAGAAAATTATAGCGAATCCGTACAACGTCGAATTAATCAATTAACAGCAAAACGTAAGCAAGCTTCTGAAGAAGCTCAAGCCGCTGTTCAGTATGCTCAAACAATTCAGCAAGAAAACGCTCAAATGAAACAGCGTTTACAGCAAATGAGTGCAGGGTATAACACAGAAGCTGAAGGTCGCTTGAAAGCTCAAGAAGCTCAAGCTACTCGCGCTTACGCAGAAGCAAGTGAGGCTGGCGACTATGATCGTGCGGCTAAAGCTCAACAAGCATTAGCACAAATAGCTGTAGCTAAAGATAAAGTTCAAGCTAGAAAAGCTAATGTCGATAGGCAAAGAGCGCAAGAGCAACAACCTGATCAGGTTCAGCAACAACAAGCTCCTCCACAAAGACAAGCTCCGGCTCAACGTGATCCGAAGTTAGAAAGTTGGTTAGATAAGAATAGTTGGTTTGGAACTGATCGAGTTATGACTCGTGCTGCTCAAGCTATTCATGAACAGTTAGTTTTAGAAGAGGATTTCGATCCTACGTCAAGCGATTATTATAAAGAAATTGATTCTCGTATGCGTAGAGAAATGCCTCAAAGGTTTAAGGAAACACGGTCCAACGCCCAGACTGTTGCTCCCACGTCCAATGGACGGTCTATAAAATCAGGGCGGAAAAAATCGGTTGAGTTATCACCGGGTCAAGTTGCTTTTGCGAAAAAAATGAGAATACCACTCGAAAAATATGCGCAAGAAGTAGCAAAATTAAACAAACGGAGTGAATAATCATGGGAAATGATCAAAACAGGAAGTCACGCGATGCAAATACGCGGGAACACTCAGAACGTGTTCAAGAATGGCGTCCGGGTTCAGCTTTGGAAGCTCCAGAGCCACCCATTGGTTTTAAACACCGCTGGATACGTGAATCTGTAATGGAATTCGACGATAAAACTAACGTACATAAAAAACGGCAAGAAGGTTGGGACCTCGTTCGCGCTGAGGAATATACCGATTATTATGGCCCTGTTGTAGACGAAGGAAGAAACGCTGGCATTATTGGTGTTGGTGGTCTTGTTCTCGCAAGAATCCCCGTCGAAGTAGCAGAGCAGCGGAGTAAACACTATCAAGGTGTATCACAAAATCAAATGGATGCAGTGGATCGTGATTGGATGCGTGAAAACAATCCAGCCATGCCTAAGCTAAATCCGCAACGTAAATCATCCGTTTCCTTTGGTCAAAAAGGACGCGGAAACTCTGAAGGAGAGTAAAGATGTCTAATCAAGACGCTGCTTTCGGCCTTCGCCCTCTTAGAACTTCCACAAGTTCACAAAGACAAAATCGTTATCGTATTGCTTCTGGCTATGCTACAAGTATTTTCCAAGGTGACTTAGTTATAGTCGCTACTGATGGAACAATTACTCGTGCGCCAGCAGGTGCTACTAATCTGATTTTGGGCGTATTTAATGGCTGTTCATATGTAAACGCTAGTGGTGAAATAACATATTCTAACTACTGGCCTGCAAGCGCAACTGGGACAGATATTTTCGCAAATGTCATTGATGACCCAAGTGCAACTTTCGAAATTCAAGCAGATGCAGCTATGCCTGTAGCTGACTTGTTCGGAAACTTTGACATCGTTGATGCAACGGCAGGAAGTACCGTAAGTGGTAATTCTCGCACTGAGCTAGATGTTACAACAGGCGCGACGACTGCTGGTCTTCCGCTTAAAGCAATCGACATTTCTCAAGACCCTGAGAATAGCGATGTTTCCACCGCGAACACTAATGTGATCGTAAAAATCAACAACCACCTGTTCAGTGCTGGCACTGCGGGTCTAGCATAAGGAGTCTGTGTAATGGCTATTTCACGTTCCCAGCTCGTCAAAGAGCTAGAACCGGGCCTCAACGCTCTGTTCGGTATGGAGTATGATCGCTATGAGGGCGAACATGCTGAAATCTTCGATACTGAATCTTCAGACCGTGCGTTTGAAGAAGAAGTAATGCTTGTAGGATTTGGGAATGCTCCCACAAAATCCGAAGGCGCAGGAGTCGATTTTGATAATGCAAATGAAGCATATACTGCTCGTTATTCACACGAGACAGTTGCGCTTGCATTCGCATTGACTGAAGAGGCAATCGAAGACAACTTGTATGACCGCTTAGGCGCTCGTTATACAAAAGCACTTGCGCGCTCAATGGCGCACACTAAGCAAGTCAAAGCTGCATCTGTATTAAACAATGCGTTTAATGCGGCTTTTGCAGGTGGTGACGGTGTTGAGCTTTGTTCAACAGCACACCCATTGTCAGGCGGCGGTACTTTCCGCAATGAGCCATCAACAGCAGCAGACCTTAACGAAACTTCGTTAGAAAACGCTCTGATTGACATCTCAACGTTTGTAGATGAACGCAACATGATTATTGCTCTTCGCGGAGCAAAAATGGTTATTCCACCACAACTGCAATTCGTTGCAGATCGCTTGTTGGAATCAACTTTACGTGTTGGCACAGCAGACAATGATATTAACGCAGTAAAGAACATGGGTATGCTTCCAGAAGGTTACACTGTGAACCATTTCTTGACAGACCCAGATGCGTTTTTCATTAAAACTGATGCACCTAACGGATTTAAGCACTTTGAGCGTTCGCCTATGCGCACGAACATGGAAGCTGACTTCGATACAGGTAACATGCGTTTCAAAGCGCGTGAGCGTTACAGCTTTGGCTATTCTGACCCACGTTGTGTATTCGGTTCTCCGGGCGCATAATAATAAGTCTTTTAGTTTTGATAGGGGTGACTTCGGTTGCCCCTTTCTTTTTGAAAAATACTGTGTATTATAATGTTATCCCTGACAGTGGCATTCCGCTACTGACTTAACCCAGACAGGAGATAGACATGGGTATTACTACTTTCTCTGGCCCAATAAAGGCTGGCACAATTAAAGATACTACTGGCACAACGCTTGGCTCTGATATTGCAAACGTTGGTCAAGTTGTTATGACGCAGACTTTTTCAGCAGATTTATCTGGCGGTGCATTAGCTGCATCTGTTACTAACGTTGTTATTCCTGCAAATTCTCAGATTATTGACTGTGTAATTGATGTAATTACTGCGGCGAATGCTACAACCAACTTGAGTGTTGGTGATACCGTAGGTGGTGCAGCTACTATTTTAAACACATTCGCAAGCGGAACAACTGCTGGACGTAAATATCCAACTACAGAAGCGGGTGCTGCGCTGGCATGGCAAGACACAGGAACAGCAGACATTCGTTTGACTGTTACTGCTTCGGCTGCAACAAATGCGGGTTTAGTTCGTTTTACTATCCTATACGCTCAAAACAACAACTTAGCGTGATAGGAGCTTAACATGGCAGGTCCAGTAAAGGCATATAATTGGGCGCAGGGTACATCTGCGGCTGTTGTCGGTCCTGCTCGTTCTCGTATTCGTCAAATTGTAATTTATGCAGCCGCAGCGGGTGCTTTTACAATTAAAGATGGTAGCGGTTCGGGCGATACACTGATTACGCAAACTTTTCCAGCAGGGATTCACCATTTAAACATTCCTGATGATGGTATTCTCGCTAAAAGCGGTGCGTATGTTAGTGCTTTCACAGGATCAAGCAACGAACTGACAGTGTTTTTGTCTTAAAATATGGTGGGAGAGTGCCTTATTCTCCCATCTAAAATTTTAATAGGTGATTAATGCCTCGTAAAAAAGAAAATCCAATACGCAAAACCACCGGCAAAGGTGGTAACTACCGAAAGACTAAGGCCGGTGCGGGTATGACCAAAAAGGGTGTTGCCGCTTATCGTAAGAAAAACCCCGGCTCTAAGCTCAAAACTGCCGTTACTGGCAAGGTTAAAAAAGGTAGTGCCGCAGCTAAACGCCGTAAATCTTATTGCGCACGTTCAGCAGGACAAATGAAACAATTTCCGAAAGCTGCAAAAGATCCGAATAGTCGATTGCGACAAGCTAGAAAAAGGTGGAAGTGCTAAATGGCTATGAGCCGTTCACAGATGGGGCAACAAGTTACTAAATCGCCCATGAAAAGGAAGAAGAATGCCAAAAGACGCGTGCTACAAAAAGGTAAAAGCAAGGTACAAGGTGTTTCCAAGCGCATACGCAAGCGGAGCAATCGCTAAGTGTAGAAAAAAAGGCGCTAAAAACTGGGGAAACAGCAAAAAAAAGCCTGTTAAGAAGGCTATGGGTGGCGTTATTGAGCCATCTAATGAGTTTCGCAAGCGTCCAGTACGTCGAATGATTAGCGGTGGAGCTGTAGCAAACGGTTGCGGTAAAGTTTTGTCAAATAGAAGAAAAGTTACAAAGTATTCATAATGGCTGTAAGAAAAACAAAAAAAGGTGCTGCTTTAAAGCGTTGGTTTAAAGAAGACTGGAAAGATGTTAAAACAGGTAAGCCTTGTGGACGTAAAAAGGGCGAAAAACGCTCAACTCCTTATTGTCGCCCCACTAAGCGCGTAAGCTCTAAGACACCAAAAACAAGATCAGAGATGACAGCGAGCGAAAAGCGTAGTAGAGTAGCCCAAAAGAAGCGTATTGGTCAACCTGCGGGCAAGCCTCGTAGAGTAAAGGCTTTAAAAAGGAAAAAGAAATGACTGTATCAGGCTCTAAGGACTTTGAATTAGACGTAGCAGACTATATTGAGGAAGCTTTTGAGCGATGTGGCTTAGAGGTTCGTACTGGATATGATTTAAAGACTGCAAAGCGCTCTATGAACCTAATGTTTGCTGATTGGGCGAATAGAGGCTTAAATCAATGGACTATAGCACAAAGAAACTTCACAGTTACTCAAGGAGACGGTGATCAGCCTCTTGGAACTGATGTAATTGACATATTATCTTTAGTTATACGTCGAGATGGAACAGATTATGCTTTAAATCGCATAAGTAGAGACGAATACCTCAATATTCCAACAAAATCTACAGTTGCAAGGCCAACACAGTTTTTTGTTGATAGGCAAATAAATCCAGTTCTTCAAATGTGGCCTTTGCCTGATAATAGCACTGATGTGGTGTATTATGACGCTTTAATACGCATGGATGACGCTGATACTTACACTAATACAGCGCAAGTTCCCTTCCGTTTTTACCCTGCTTTAGCGGCTGGATTAGCCTATTATATCTCTATGAAACGCGCTCCAGATCGCTCACAGATGCTAAAAGCGGTGTATGAAGAAGAAATAAACCGCGCAATGGATGAAGATAGAGATAGAGCATCTTTCCGTGTGGCTCCAGATTTAAGGAGCTATGGCTATGTCTAAATATGCCACTGGAAAATGGGCATATGGTATATCTGACCGTTCTGGCTTCCGTTATCGCTTGAGAGACATGCGAAAAGAGTGGAATGGTTTATTGGTTGGAAAGGATGAATGGGAAGCAAAACAACCTCAATTAGAGCCATTACGAGCTACTCCAGACCCACAAGCGTTGCGAAATCCACGTCCTGAACAGAACGTTGCGCAACAAGACAATATACAATGGGGATGGAATCCAGTAGGAATGGCATACGATGGGGGCTTAACCCCTAATAATTTAGTTGCTACTGGTGCAGTAGGTGGAGTTACGGTGACAATATCATGAGTTTTACATACGCAGAAATGAAAACAGCAATTCAAGACTACACTGAGAACACAGAAACAACTTTTGTGAATAATATCAATGTATTTATCAAGAATGCAGAAGAACGTATCTTAAAAATAGCTCAATTAGAGGTTTTTAGGAAGAATAAGACAGGAAATCTAACAGCATACGCTACAGATGCAAATAATGCTCAATATCTTGCCTTACCGACTGATTATTTGGCTCCATTTAGCCTTTCTTATACAACCAACAATTCAAAAGAATTTGTTATGTTTAAGGACGTAAACTTTGTTCAGTCTTTTAATCCCAATAAATCTACAACTGGTGGGCCTCGTTATTATGCTCAATTCGACATAAATAACTTTATATTAGCTCCCAGTCCAGATCAGGCATATGAAGTAGAGCTACATTACTTCTATAGACCTCCAAGTCTAACGTCTGTAGGCGATAACAATACTACATGGTTAAGTACAAATGCTTCTGTGGCTTTATTGTATGGAACTCTTATTGAGGCTTATACATTTATGAAGGGTGAAGCTGACTTAGTTGCAAACTATACTCAGCGGTTTACTGAAGCCATGTCTAGGGTCAAAAACTTTGGGGAATCTCAAGAAGTTACCGATGCTTATCGCACTGGTTTAATTATGAGAGAAAAAACATGACAATCGGCATAAATAATTATAATATACTAACATTAGATTCATAAGGAGATTATGACATGGCCTTTTCAGGTAATTTTATGTGTACGAGCTTTAAGAAAGAGCTTCTTGAGGCCGTGCATAACTTTAAAAACTCAGGTGGAGACACCTTTAAGATAGCTCTATATACAAATAGTGCTTCTTTTAACGCTGCAACTACAGCTTACACTACTTCTAATGAAGTTACAGGCACCAATTATACGGCAGGTGGAAATACACTAACTCGTGTTGATCCGACAAGCTCAGGAACTACAGCCTTTACTGATTTTGCAGATACAACTTGGTCTTCATCGACTATAACTGCTCGTGGTGCTATGATATACAATGATACAGCAGCAGGAAATCCAGCAGTTGTGATCTTGGACTTTGGTTCAGATAAAACATCTACAAATGGTGATTTTACAGTTGTATTCCCAGCAGCAGACGCAAGTAACGCGATTATTCGCATCGCATAAGGAGTAACATCCGATGGCGACAATAACGGGATGGGGTCGAGGTTCTTGGTCTGAAGCGGCTTGGAATACCGCCATTCCTGTTACTGTTTCGGGTGTTGCAGGCACAGGCTCTATTGGCTCAGTAAGTATTATTGGTGAAGCCAATGTTCCAACAACTGGACTGCAAGCAAATGCTTCAGTTACATCTGTATTGGTAAATGCAGATGCAAATGTTAATGTAACAGGTGTATCATCAACAGGCGTAGTAGGTTCCGTTACTGTAGTTGAGGGTGTTGGTGTCAATGTAAACGTCACTGGCGTTGCCGCTACAGGATCACCCGGATCACTAACTGTAATTGCAGAAGCTGTTGTTAATCCTACTGGAGTAGCTGGCACAGGCTCTGTAGGCTCTGTCGTTGTTACTGCTGACGCAATAACTTCTGTTACTGGCCTTGAATCAACTGCATCTGTAGGTGCGGTTTCTGTTATTGCTGAAGCAGTTGTTAATCCAACTGGCATTGCAGCTACAGGTTCTGTTGGTTCTGTTGATGTAGGTATTTTTGTTACAGTAAACGTAACAGGTTCACAAGGAACAGGCCAAGTAGGCACTGTTGATACAGAATCAGACGCAATTGTTAATATTACAGGAGTTTCTGCTACAGCAGACACTGCTCAAGTTTTAGTTTGGGGAGGTATTGTGCCAAATCAAAATCCAAGCTATAATCCAATTAATCCATCTTCTACCCCATCGTGGACTGACGAATCTCCGTCTCAAAGCCCCGGATGGGACGATATAGCAGCATAGGAACGCAAAATGGCTAGTACATATACGTTAAATAATGGGATCGAACTCATAGGAACTGGCGAACAGTCAGGTACATGGGGCGATACAACAAATACAAATTTAGAACTAATTGATACCGCGCTAGACGGTCAAATTAGCTTAACATTATCATCAGCAGGCTCTTCTGGATCGCCAAACGCGCTTCCAGTTTCAGATGGAGCATCATCTAATGGCAGAAATCGTTTAATTTCTTATGTAGATAGTGGTGATCTTGGGGCAACAGCTTATGTTCAATTAACACCAAATGATGCTGAAAAAATTATTTACATTCGAAACGCCTTATCTGGCTCACGCAGTATTATTGTCTTTCAAGGTACATATAACGCATCTAATGACTATGAAATTCCAGCGGGTACAACAGCAGTTGTTTACTTTAATGGTGGCGGCACAGGTGCTGTAGCCGCAAACGTATTTAACAATGCTTACTTTGATGGTTTAAGATTAGGTAGCGTTTCTGTTACAGCAATTCTTGATGAAGATAACATGGCATCTAATAGTGCTACAGCTCTTTCTACACAACAGTCTATTAAAGCGTATGTGGATAGTCAGGTTGGCACGGTTGATACGCTTGCAGAGATACTTGCTAACGGAAACACGACTGGCGGTACTGATCTTGCGGTATCTACAGGCGACGACATTACATTTGCGGACAACTCAAAAGCCATATTCGGTGCTGGGTCTGACCTACAGATTTATCATGATGGGGCGAATAACTACATTGAGGGTCAAACTGGTAGTATAATTATTCAAAACACCCTTGATGATTACAATGTAATTATAAAATCAGATAACGGTTCTGGTGGAATGGCTGACTATTTTAGAGCAAACGGAAACACTGGTGCAGCTTTGATGTACAACTACGGCTCTGAAAAACTAGCCACAACATCAACAGGCATTGACGTAACAGGCACAGCCGTAACAGACGGCCTTACAGTTGCTGGTAATGTTTCAGTAGACGGCGGCACAATCAAGCTAGACGGGAATTATCCTGTTGGTACAGCCAATGTGGCGTTGGGTGATACTGCATTAGATAGTGTGCAATCTGGTGGTAACTATAATGTAGCTATAGGTTCAAGTGCAGGTACTGCGATTACAAATGGTGAAGCTAATGTAGCTCTTGGTTGGGAAGCATTAAAAACAGAAGATACAGGTAACTTTTCTACTGCTATTGGTTATCGTGCGCTACTTACACAAAATAATAATGCGAGCAATTATAACACCGCTGTTGGTGCATTAGCAGGGTCGCAAATAGGCACAGGCGTAAGAAACACTATTATCGGTGGAATTGCAGGAGATGCTTTAACTAATGCTAATTACAACGTAGCTATTGGGTTTGACGCTTTGGGGACAGATACGCTTGGTAGTGGTTCTGTTGCTATTGGATACCAAGCACTTGAAAGACAAAACTTCACTTCTGCGACAACAAACTACAATGTAGCTGTTGGTTACAATACGGGTGAAAATATCACCACAGGCGTTCAAAACACCCTCATAGGTGCATTAGCAGGAGATTCTTTAACCGATGCTGATTATAATGTGGCTGTTGGTTATAACGCTTTAACATCAGATACGTTAGGTAGTTATTCTACTGCTATAGGCAGAAACGCTTTATATAGTCAAAACTTTACCTCTGCTACGCAATCTCATAATACTGCAATTGGATATGCCGCAGGTGAGTCAGTAACGACAGGCGTTAATATTACACTTATGGGTAGCGGTGCAGGTGATAGTGTTACTACAGGTAATTCAAGTGCCGCCTTTGGTTACGGGGCTTTGTCTTCTGTGACAACGAATGATAATAATACTGCTATCGGCACGTTATCAATGCAAAACTCAACAGGTGCTAATAATACAGCAGTTGGTTACACTTCTCTTCGTGCCGCAGGGTCAGGAAGTAATAACGTGGCTGTTGGCTACGAAGCATTAGTCTCAAATACCACAGGTTCTAATAACGTAGCTATAGGTAAAGACGCTTTAGATTCAAACACTACAGCTTCAAATAATGTGGCTATAGGTGTTGATGCTTTACAAACAAATACTGTAGGTGCTGAAAGTGTAGCGATTGGTACATTTGCTTTAAATGCTCAAAATCCTGCTTCAGCTACAAGTATGTATAACGTAGCTGTAGGACACAACGCAGGAGCCGCAGTCACCACAGGCACTCGAAATACCCTTATCGGTGGCATTGCAGGTGATGCTTTGACAACTGGTGGTGATAATACTGTACTAGGATACAACGCACTAACTTCTGATACTTTAGGAAGTAAAACTGTTGCAATAGGACGATCAGTTTTAAGCAGTCAAAACTTTACATCTGCTACAGACACTTACAACACAGCAGTAGGTTATGGTGCAGGTGGTCAAGTCACAACAGGCGTAAACAACACCCTCATTGGTGGACTAGCTGGTGATGCCCTTTCTGATGCTGATTATAATGTGGCGATTGGTTCTGGTGCTTTAGGCAGTGACACTTTAGGAAGTAGAAGCGTAGCTATTGGCTATCAAGCCTTAGTTGCACAAAACTTTACTTCAGCCACTGAAACCTATAATACCGCTGTTGGTATGTTTGCAGGTGGCTCAGTAACCACAGGTCGATTTAATAACCTCATCGGTGGATTAGCAGGAGATGCTCTTACAGATGGTAGTGCTAACGTGGCTATCGGGTACGGCGCTTTAAGCTCAGACACTAGGGGGCAAAGCAGTGTTGCTATTGGTCATGCCGCCTTAGAATCACAGAACTTTACATCTAGTGCTGATTCATTCAACACAGCAGTTGGTAAGAGTGCAGGTAATCAAGTAACCACAGGCACAAGAGATACCCTCATTGGTGGTTTAGCTGGTGATGCTCTTACTACTGGAAGTTATAACGTAGCGGTTGGTTATACTTCATTGGGCGCAACGACAGAGGGTAACTCCAATGTAGCAGTAGGAGATGCCTCTTTAACTCAGAACATCACAGGTTCGGAAAACACAGCAGTGGGGCAAGGCGCTTTATCTAGTGCGACTGCATCTAAAAATACCGCTGTTGGTTCGCAGGCAGGAATAAATGTAACCTCAGGCACAGAAAACACACTCATAGGTGCATTAGCTGGTGATGCACTAACAGATGCAGACTATAATATAGTAGTAGGTACAGCCTCTTTAAGTACAGATACATTAGGTAGTCGGTCTATTGCGATTGGTTATAAGGCACTTGAAAAGCAAAACTTTACATCAGCAACAGATAGTTACAACACGGCAGTAGGACACGCCGCAGGTAATCAAGTAACCACAAGCATAAGAAATACCCTCATTGGCGGTCTTGCTGGTGATGCTCTTACTACAGGTCAAGAGAACACTGCACTTGGTTATTTTGCACTTAGTAGTGATACTTTAGGTAAAAAGTCTGTAGCGATTGGCGCAGGTGCATTAGGTCTACAAAACTTTACATCAACTACAGATGCTTACAACACAGCAGTTGGTTTTGATGCAGGTCTATCAGTAACCACAGGCAGAGAGAACACCCTCATTGGTGGTGAGGCTGGTGACTCATTAACGGACGCTGATTATAACGTGGCTATTGGTGTTTCAGCTTTAGGTGCTGATACAAAAGGTAGTAGAGCAATAGCTATTGGACATGGTGCTTTAGGCGCACAAAACTTTACGTCTGCTACTAATAATTATAACGTAGCTATAGGTTTTCAGGCAGGTAATGATGTAACCACAGGTATAAACAACACCATTATCGGCGGACTTGCAGGTGATGCACTCACTGACGCTGACCACAATGTTGCAATTGGTCAGAGTGCTTTAACGACTGATACTAAAGGAAGTAAAAATACAGCAGTCGGTCATTCGGCTCTTGAAGCTCAAAACTTTACTACATCTACAAGTAGTTACAACACAGCCATTGGGTCTGACTCTGCTAAAGCAATCACAACAGGCATACGGAATACAATAATTGGTAGTTCGGCAGGTGATTCTCTTACTGATGCTGATAAAAACGTAGTTGTAGGGTATGCCGCACTATCTGGCGATACTTTAGGTTCTAAATCTACAGCTATAGGTGATGGTGCTTTAGCTACACAAAATTTCACATCCGCTACAGATAGTTTCAACGTAGCTATTGGCGCAAGTGCTGGTTATAATTCAACCACAGGTAGATTTAATACTTTAATTGGTGCAAATGCGGGGGATGGACTTACATCATCAAACAGTAATACAGCCGTTGGCAAAGATGCTCTTGGTTCAGATACTCTAGGCGAGAACTCAGTTGCAATAGGTGAAAAAGCACTATTTACACAAAACTTTACTTCAAGTGTAGATAGCTTCAATACCGCCGTAGGTACTGGTGCAGGGTACGCAGTAACCACAGGTGACAGAAATACCTTAATTGGTATGCAAGCAGGTGATGCAATCACGACAGGATCAAACAACACCCTTGTTGGGAATGGGACTGAGACAAGTGCTGTCGATGGTACTAGCCAAATTGTTTTGGGTAAAGCTACAATAGGTGTTGGAAATAGTACATTTACTTTTGGTAAAGATAATGGCTCTGATCGTGTTTATAATCAGTTTACCTCTAATGCCACTTTTACTAGGGTGTCGGATGAACGATATAAAAAAGAGATTCAGACCAACACTGATTGTGGTTTAGATTTTATTAACGATTTACGCACTGTAACATTTAAGTTTAGAGCAAAATCTGAAATACCTAATACCTTACCTGACTATGACGCAGAAAAAACAACCGCAGAGCATACGAATAAGTTGTACGGTTTAATTGCCCAAGAAGTTAAAGCGGCTTTAGATACACATAACATTACAGATTTTGGTGGTCACTCTGAAGAAGAAAATAGTGGAATACAAGGTGTAGCACAGTCTATGTTTGTCTACCCACTTATTAAAGCAGTACAAGAATTATCAGCAAAGAACGATGCACTAGAAGCACGTATCGCAACACTAGAAGGATAAAACAATGACAGATCGAACAGATGAACGAATCGCACAGGACTACTCAGCAATGCTTGGTAGTGTAAGTGTAATCACTAACGTCTTAGATGACGATAATGATTTTGGTAGCGACATGACTACCGATGAGAAAAAAGAACGTGTGGGACGTAGCATGGGCTACTTGGTTCACATGAAAGCATTGAGCGATTGGGGAAGTGAAGATATGACTTCTGTTGATAGCGCAATAACTGCGGCTACTAATTTTATAGACGCATAAATTAACTTAACCATAGGAGACTACAATGGGAAAAAATGAAAAGACCCCAATTACAGTCAACGATAAAGAATACATTATTGAAGACATGACAGACGGGCAAAAAGCTTTGCTTAATCACGTTAATGATCTAGGGCGTAAAATGGACAATGCTCGATTTAACTTAGATCAACTTTCCGTGGGTCGTGACGCTTTTGTTGCACGTTTGGCTGACTCTCTGGAGAACCCAGAAGAAGCTGAAGCAGAAGAAGCGGAAGTTGTAAACTAATGCAAATGGACGCGCTTTGGAACTTCGCTTTAACCGCAGGATTTGGTTTTTTGATATGGTGGATTAAATCCCACCACGAAGAACTAAAGCGTGTCACCATTCTGCTTAACAGAACTAGAGAGGAGTTGGCTAAAGAATACGTCACTAAAGCTGACTCATCTCAAGTATTAGGTCAAATAATGAGTAAATTTGATCGTATTGAAGAAAAGCTAGACAGGCTGGTAGAAAGAAAATGATACGCTCACTTGTAATATTGTTCTTCTTTATTGCAGGTCTTACTATTGGTAATACTGTTTTTGCTGATGATGACGATACGATTAAGTCTGAAAGCACAGTAAGGTCGGATGGTACAATGGACACTACTATCAACAGTCCACCGCCCTCTGCAATTTCCCCACAGATCAGCGCAAGTAACTCTGACTTATGTACTGTCGGGGTTGCTGGTGCAGTACAAACACAAATACTTGGTATCTCTGCTGGTCGTACTGTTAGAGATATGAACTGTGAAAAGCTCAAAAATGCTAAAACCATGTACGATATGGGCATGAAGGTAGCTGCCGTATCTGTAATGTGTCAGGACGAAAGAGTGTTTGAAGCCATGCTCAACGCGGGGACGCCCTGTCCCAAGGATGGGTTGGTGGGCGACAAAGCTAGACTGGCATGGGAAATGGAAGCCGTAAAAGAAGAAATACAAAGAGATCAGAACAATCCTATGAGAAAGATGTTCAATGAAAACGTTGAAACAAAAACGGGTCTTAGTGTTATTATTAGCACTTTGGCCTTCTTACTCTTCTTGTGACCCTTATAGTTATGGGACAACAGGGAATGCCGCGTCTACAGCACTAAGCTGGAGCATGAGTTCTGTTTTGCCTGATATTCCGGGTATTGATATTAACGGCTTACTATACAAATACACAACAGTAAAAGACCCTGACGCTGATATGAAAGTGCATATTGGCAATAAGAATGTTGACGCAGATGGCTATATCTTTCGAAAAACAGACGATTGGTCAGGAGTTCCCGGAAACACTATTGTTAGATCGTTTCCCCTTTCGAACATTCCAGCTCCGCAATGGGGTGCGGGTTCGATTGATGTTGAAGGGGAAGGTTCGGTCAAAGATGCTATGGTTATATATAGTTATAGATTAGACGAATGTTATGATGAGCAATCTAACCCTGCATGTCCGGGATATGTCAAACCTATACCTGTAATACCTGTAGTTGAACTGTATGACGTACTAGAAGATGATGACGCTATGGCTGCTATAGACGCGGATACAGACTTTCAGTATGATGAAGATGGCAATCTGATACTTTCTGAAGAAGAGGAAGAGGAAGAAAATAGAATTGAGATGGGTCTAACAGCGTCTGCCAATGCACTGACCCTGTTTAAGACACAAGGACAAGATGATATTATCATGGCTATTAACCAACAAACAAACTTAGCTATGTACTATAACGCATCTATTAATGGCGGTGTGTATGCTGACGCCCCCGGTCTTGCTGATTCAGAGATAGCTGACAACAAGAAAGCCTTGCGTAACAATCTAGCACAACAGATTCTGCATGAGAAAATGGTCGATATGCAGTACAACAAATGAGGTTTAATATGAAGTATTTAATAGCAACACTTTCTCTCGTTGCACTGCCAGCTTTCGCAACTGTAAATATTACAGGGAGTGTAGAAGCCAAATGTGTGATACAAACAGACAAAGCTGGTGTGTATGGAAACCCTATTGCCAGTAAGTTAAGCACAACACCTGCGGATGGTGGTATATTACCTGTAATTAGAATTGATGTATCTATTGCAGATGCCTACACAGCTAACATAACGCACCCAACATCGTTTAGTTCTTCACCTACCTTAACAGATACATTGGTATGGACAGGTAGCACTACTGTAACAAAGATGTCTGCGTCAGGTATGTCTGCATATAATGGTGCTAAAGCAGTGGTAGGCAGCACATCTAAATTTAATCTTACCCTTGCAGGGTCGGCATGGTTCTCTACTGCATCCAGCGCAGTTTACGGTTCAGCAAAACCGTTTCCCGGTGGCACTTACACCGCAGTTGTACAGGCTACCTGTATTGCTAAGTAGGATAATCACGATAGGTACGTTAGTTACTTTTGGTGCGTCTGCGCACGAGATGACCCCAGCCTATCCAGAAGTAAAGATGTCCCACGTTAAAAACGTAGTTAAGGTAGAGATGTCTCTTTTTAATTCAAGAGAAGAGATACAGTATTATCAGGTTGATTTGTTTGATTTAAACTGGATGCCTATACCTTTTTCTACGCCATATAAAATTATGAAAGTTGACTATAAAGAACATAAATCTTTTGATGTCTACATAAGAAAGAGAGATTTACCCGAAGCAGTCTTTCTATGCACAACCTCAAAAGTAAGAAAGACTAATGTATCTAGGACACTTGTTTCTTCTACGATATGCTCAAGGCTAGATGGAGAACCTGCATGAGATTAGTAGTAGCTCTTTGTTTGTTATCTAGTTCTGTTGTAGCCGACAACAGCTCACTTTCTCTTGCTTTGCCCAACCCGCCCATGAACTATCAGTCGGATTCGTTTTCTACAGGTAATACGCGTTGCAGTAACGCTGTGGGTGGAGGTGTAAACCTAGAGTATGGCGTAACGGGTGTTCTTTCTGGATTGAATACAATGAATAAAGGTAAGGATATAGGTGTGTATGCTCGTATTGTTATACCGCTTGATAAACCAAAGGCTCGTATTAACTGTGATGATCTTTACCAGATAGAGTTAACACAGCGTCGTTTAGAGATACAAAAGTTACGAGACGAGCTAGAAGCACTGAAGAACTTACAAAATGCTGGCGGCGAGATGGAGTTTGAAAACTAATGGATACTACCAAGATAGCAGATAATATAGATGGGCTTGCAGATCGTGAGTTTAAGACAGGTGGCATGAAGTTGTCGTTTGGCTCTATCGTAGCTATATTTGCGTTCTTATCTACAGTTGTAGGTGGGCTATATGGTGGGTTTGTTATGTACCAAAAGATAGAAGAGGTCGCGGGGCTAGACCTAGGTGCTTACCAACAAGCGATGGATGTTATGGATGCAAAAGTCACGGGTATTGCGGAAAAGGTAGAAGAATCCGTAGAATATAGTCGTGACATTAAGAACGGATTACGTTCGGACATATTGAGCATTGAGAAGCAGACGGATCGTGTGGAGGACATGGTACGTGAATCTGAAGACAAAGTGCGTAAGATGATAGACAACGCAGAAGTTCGCTTTGAAAATCAACGAGAACGTGTTAGAGTTTCGCAAAGTGGCGATATGAAAGAACTTGAAGATAAGTTAATGGATAAACTACAAAGGGCGTTAGACAACCCCCTTGCTGATTAGGAGACTAATATGACTGAGTTTGAAAAAGCTGATGTAGACGGTAACGGTTCGATAGATCAAGCCGAATGGGATCGCATGGCGTTCGAAGATAAACGTTTAAAAATGCTAGATGACGATGCGCAAAGAGACGCTCAACGCAAGATGGCATGGTTCGCTTTGTTTGGTATGCTACTATACCCACTGTCTATAATTATTTGTAACTTGGCTAATCTTGATGAAGCCATGAACTCACTAGCTTCTATTGCTGGTGTGTATTTTGTTTCTGTAGCTGCTATCGTTGCCGCCTTCTATGGTAAGGAAGCCTACACAAAAGGAAAGGCGAATAACGAATGATGAGTCTTGTAAGCAATCTAGTAGGACCTGTTACTGGGCTATTAGACAAAGTTATTGAGGACAAAGATCAAAAGGCTAAGTTAGCCCATGAGATTGCTACGATGTCCGATAATCATGCCCAGCAGGCGCTAATGGGGCAATTAGAAATAAACAAAGCTGAAGCTGCATCAGGTTCTTTATTTAAAGGCGGATGGCGACCATTTATAGGTTGGGTGTGCGGTGTTGCTTTTGCTTATCATTTTGTATTGCAGCCACTAATTGTTTTTGGTGTAACTGCCGCTGGTGTTGATATACCTGCTTTGCCAGAGTTTGATATGGGCAGTTTGATGACTGTGATGATGGGAATGCTCGGTTTGGGCGGACTCCGCAGCTACGAGAAAAAACAAGGAATTACGAAATGAAAGAGAACTTTGATAAATGCTTAAAAATGCTTCTTGCTCACGAAGGAGGATTCGTAAATCATCCCAAAGATCCCGGAGGTATCACAAATTTGGGAGTTACCAAAAAAGTGTACGATGAGTGGACTGGTCGTGAGTCTACAGAGCAAGAAATGCGTGACTTAACACCCGAAGATGTGGCTCCTATATATAAAAAGAACTACTGGGATCGAGTCAAAGGAGATTCACTTCCATCTGGTTTGGACTGGGCCTGTTTCGATTGGGCCGTGAATTCCGGATCGGGTAGACCTGCAAAAGCTGTGCAACGTGCAGTTGGAGCTACGGCAGATGGGGCTATAGGGCCAGCTACGCTAGGGCTTATTATGGAAAAAGACCCTAAATTTATTATTGAGTATGTTCATGATGTAAGGCAAGATTTCTATAAAAGTTTAAAAACATTTGAAACGTTTGGACGTGGATGGACTCGTAGAAATAAAGAGACTTTGCATCAAGCTTTAGAGATGTTGTAATTTGTTCGGATTATTTTTAAAAAATTAATTAAAAAAACAATTGTTCGGTTTAAAGCTTACTCTAGCATAAGCCGAACTTTTGTGTATAATCCACCTAACAGGAGCTGCCGATGACGTTACAAAAACTTCAATTTCGCCCCGGTGCAAACCGCGAAACTACGTCTTATAGTAACGAAGGCGGTTGGTTCGACATGGACAAGGTTCGTTTTAGGTTTGGTTTTCCAGAAAAAATTGGAGGTTGGATAAAGCAATCTAGTAATGCTTTTCTTGGAACGTGTCGCGCTCTTCATCCTTGGCTTACTGTAGGTGGTACAAACTATCTTGGAGTTGGAACTCACCTAAAGTATTATATAAATCAAGGTGGAGCCTACAACGATATTACGCCTATTAGAGCAACAACTGCTGCTGGCGATGTGACATTTTCAGCTAATGCAACAACACTCAACGAAACTTTATCAGCTATAGACACAACAATAACTGTAGCTTCAGCTTCAGGATTTCCATCTTTTGGCATTATAAAAATAGATTCTGAACATATTACTTTTGCGGGTCTTAATGGAAACAACCTTATAGGTTGTGTTAGAGGTGCAGATGGTACTACAGCAACCACTCATTCGTCAGGTGCCGCTGTTACTATGTCTACTATAATAGTAACAGATACAAATCATGGCGCTTTAGTTAATGATTTTGTTACAATTTCTGGTGCAGCAAGTCTTGGAGGACTTATAACAGCCAACGTTCTTAACCAAGAGTATCAAATTACAGGCGTTATAAATGATGATAGCTATCAAATTGATGTTCGTGAAGTTTCTGATATTCAAAGTATTACTACTACAACTGGACTAAACCCAACTTATGTATTTTCCAATTCTTCAGATACTGGCAATGGCGGTGGTTCTGTTGTTGGCACTTATCAAATTAATACTGGCCTAGATACAACTATTGCTGGAAATGGTTGGAGTGCAGGTACTTACAGCCGTGGGACTTGGGGTTCAGGCGCAAACTTATCTGCTTCTGGTCAAACTCTTCGAATATGGTCACATGATAACTTTGGTGAAGACTTAATCATTAACGTTCGAGATGGAGATATATTCTATTGGGATAGCTCTACAAGCTCTGGAACTCCATTTTCAAGAGCTGTTGAGCTTGCTAGTTTAGCTGGATCAAATAAAGCGCCTATAATAGCAAAGCAAGTTCTCGTATCCGACAGAGACAGGCATGTAATTGCATTTGGTTGCGATTCCGAAACAAACCCCGGAGTACAAGACCCTCTACTAATTAGGTTCTCTGATCAAGAAAATATTCTTGAATGGCAATCACTTGTAACAAATACTGCTGGTGATTTGCGTATTGGCTCAGGTTCAAAAATTGTTACTGCTGTAGAGACAAGACAACAAGTTCTAGTATTTACTGACGTTTCTTTACACGCAATGCAATACTTAGGGCCGCCATTTACATTTGGAATTAACGCTATTTCTGAAAATATTACAATTGCAAGCCCACTTGCAGCTATTGCTGTTGAAGATAATGTATTCTGGATGGGTGCAGAAGAGTTCTATGTGTACGGCGGTGCCGTTCAAAGACTTCCATGCTCAGTAAGAGATTATGTGTTTTCAAACATTAATAACGATCAGATAGAAAAAGTTACCGCTTCCCTTAACTCTGCATTTTCTGAAGTAACTTGGTATTATCCTTCTGCTTCTAGCTCTGAAAATGACAGCTATGTAACATATAATTACGATCAAAAAATATGGTATTATGGAACTCTATCAAGAACTGTGTGGTTAGATCGCGGTGTAAACGCAGAACCTATAGCTGCTGGTGCAGATCATTATCTATATTTACACGAAATTGGCTTTGATGATGGAAGCACAAGCCCAGCTACAGCGATTTCATCATACATTGAAAGCAGTCAAATGGACTTAGGTGATGGTGAGCAGTTTGCGTTTATGCGTAGATTAATACCAGATATGACCTTTAGAAACTCTACAGCACCAGTACCAAGTGCCACTATGACGCTTAAAGTTAGGAATTTTCCCGGCGGAAACTATTTAGACTCTAATGCAAATACAATTACAAAAACAGCCAGTGTTCCCGTAGAGCAATTTACAGAACAGGTATTTGTTCGGCTTAGGGGCAGATCGTTTGCTTTTAGAATTGAAAGCGAAGATACTGGTGTAGCTTGGAGATTAGGCTCTCCAAGAGTAGACATTAGACCTGATGGGAGACGGTAATGTCTCGTAATTTAAACTTACCATTTTTTCCCATACCACCAGATGAGTATGACCAAAGATATTTTGCAGAAGTTTTACGTTCATACTCTACATACATGCAAAACATGCAAAATCCGGGTGAAGGGCGTAATACCTTTACAGTATTTACAAATTTGCAAACAGACGATTCAGGATTAGAAGTTGGAAGTGTCTTTGAACATAATGGGCAATTACGTGTTCCTGTAGGAAATATACCTTATGTTAGAGGTTCTTCTGCAACAGGACAAGTAGGAGAGGTAGCGGTGACTATATCATGAGCGATACAATTATTACAATGGATGACGGTTCAACATGGAAGCCGGCAACTAGCGTAGACGTAGTTTCTTGCGCAAATTGCGAAAATAAGGTAGACACACCTGAAGAGATTGCGTCTTACCCAGACGGTAACTGTCCAGATTGCGGTGAAAGCTGGACTGGAACAGAAGAAAGAAGCACAAATATTAAAGTTACGGCCCCTGAAGGAATTTCTGGGTCAACGCTCTAGTATTTTAAATAAATATTTGGTAACTTATATATATTAAGTATGAGGTTAGTATAATGCAGAACATGGCTAGATACGGTAGAAACGGCGATACTACTATGGGACACCTAACTCCGGGTGAAACAATTGTCCCTCAACAGGTACTCCAAAGTAACCCACAATTAGCTCGTGGCCTTGGTCGTGCGTTCAAAGATGTAGGTGCTGACCCTCGGAGATACGTTGTTGGATCAGGTCAAAACAGCATAAACCCCGTAACTGGTAAATCTGAATTCTTCTTAGGTAATTTAATTGGCGCTATCGTAGGAAACCCTGCAATATCAGGCGCGCTTGGTAATTTAGCATTAAGAAAGATACAAGGAAAAGATGTATCCCTTCGTGACGCTTTAATAGGTGGTGCCGCAGGTGCTGGTCTTGGAGCTTTATCAGGAGGTGGTACAGGAATATCATTTTTGGACAGCATGATGTCTGGAGGCGATGCTGATAAGGGCGGTGGAATAATGAACTTATTAACCGGCGGCGGAGCTTCTGGTCCAGATGATGCTATTAAGAATTTAGCTTCTAAAGCTGTAGTTTCTGAAAGCCCTGTAGCAAGAACAGAAGGTCTTTTAGGTATAGGTGAAATGTTTGGAACAGACCCTACTAAGGGAATTGGAAGATTTCTTAATACAAAAGCAGGTGAAAGCATAGCTTCTGGTATTGCAGCTCAGTTAATGGATAGTCTATTTAGTGAAGAAGAAGACCCTGATCCATATGGAAATATGGCTAGGTTTAATAGAGGCGCAGGTCAAGCACCTGTAACTTTAAGAAGACGCGCTCCGCGTCAACAGACAGACCTTTTATACGCCAATAAGGGCGGTGTAGCTCACTACCCTCGTAGAAATGGTGGTATAATGCCAAGCGAAGGCTCTGGAACTAAAGATGATGTACCTGCAATGTTGACTGCTGGTGAGTTTGTTATGACCCGTGACGCTGTTAAAGGCGCAGGAAACGGAAACTTACAAAGCGGTATAAACAAAATGTACGGCATGATGGATAACTTGGAAAGGAAAGCGTAATGGCTGATAGTGTAACAACCATACGGCAATTGCCAGCTTATATGCAGGAATACGATGAGGCGTTGCTTCAACGTATTTTTGGCGCTCCTGATGATGAAGGCGTTTTAACAGGTGGGATTATAGATGATCCTGAGCTGTTTAATATTCCTGATTATGTTCAAGCAGGAAGAAATCCCCTCCAAGAATCTGTAGTTAATTCATTTGGCACTGAAGCACAACGCCAAGCATTTATGGATCGCTATCAACCATACTTTACAGACGCTTCAGGCAACGCAAGATACTTACCAGAAGCATCTCAAGGATTA